AACGCGTCATAGCGCTCGATGATCGCCATCGATGCACACGCCCCTCGAACTACTGCACTACCTGCTGCCTGCTGCTGACTCATCATTGTCCCGGCGGCTTTCGCCGCCTCAATCAAGTTCCAGGTGGTCACCGAGGGCGCGCAAGCCGGTGGTCCAGTACGAGTACCACGGAGAGAGGCTCCAGTTGGAAGCACGAGACCCGGACGTCGAGCCGTCGCCGCGCGCGCCACCTAGCAACACCCTGGTCAGAGCAACGTTGTTATACAGAAGCAACGAGCCGCGGCCACCTGTGCTGGCGCGCCAAGCCCAGCCCTCGGATGTGCCATTGGCTCGATAATGAGCGTCCAGGCCCCATATGTATTGATGCCCGCTCGCCTGCTCCAGACCCCACTTGGATGTGTAGCCGGGTTGGCGCAGCGTGGCGGGGACCGTCTCGGCAGCGCCGCCCAGCGACCGCGCTTCTGTCACGCCGTAAGCGGCCCGCACAAACTCCGCTTCGGTAAAGAGTCGCTTGCCGTGCGCGCCCGCGATCTCGACCGCTTGCCACCAGTTGAGCGTGGCATACGTCGCGGCCCCATTGCCGCCGAACGCCGCCGGGATGCGCGGCAGCACCGTGCCGGATGCCACGCTGGAGCCGTGCCGGCTGGTGCCGTCAGCGTCGTGGGTCGCACCGGTTAGATACAGGTCAGCCCAAAACGCACGGGCTACCAATGCCATGCCGCGCGGATCGCACGTCGGGCGAAACTTCTGATCCCAGATCGAGTGAGCGTTGATACCTGCGATCAAATCCACATCGGATTGCGTCCAGATCATCCCATCGCCCGTAGTCGCAAATGACCCGCCCGCGACCGTCGTACCCGGCGGCACGGCACCGTGGTGAAACCCGCCAATCTTCACCGCGCCAGTAACCGGTGCAGTCGCCGGGGCCGAATACGGGTCGGCGACCGCCGAGGCGCTGCCGTCCGGGTGCACCCATACGCTGTAGTCCTCGCCGGTCGTAAGAGCAGGCATCGACACGGCGGTGTCGGAGGTGTACGAAACAGCAACTGCCGGGGCAGCCACCTTAGTCTCTGCTGCAATACTGATCGTCTGCGCCCCAGTTTTAATCAAACAAGGTGCTCCGCGCTCGGGCTTGTGTAGCGTGACGCCCGCATGCGAAATGTTCAGTTTTTCGCGAACGCTCGCGCCGCTTTCTCCGTTGCTGATGTAGTCGCTCATAACTCGTCCTTCCATTCGCGCGCATCGCGCCATACGCCCGCGTCATTCCACGAGCCGAAATGCAGAATCCAATCGTGGAACCGAACCCGCAACCGGGACGAAAACACCCGGAATTGGTCGAACGGCTCGAATACGCGGAATGCCATAACGGGTTACTCCGTGACAACCATCGTGACGGTCTCGCCGCTGGCGAGTCCAGAATGCACACGCGCCCAGACGTAGCCGGAGCCGATTACGTCGCGGGTGATGGCAAGCGGCGGCTCGCCGCGTGAATTGCGCAGCAGGTGCCCAACAATTCCAGCCGGTGCAGCATCGGCGGCAGTGGTGGCGTATTCGATCCAGTATTGTGATCCGGTCGTAATCAAAAGTGACGTTTCGCCAGACTCCGCCAATTTGGTCCAATCGGCGTCAATTGTGATGTTCGTGGTTGCCATATCAATCGGCTCCAGTGGTATAAAAGTCCGGGCTGCGGTACGGCGCGCACTCGCTGGTTGCCCAACGCAGGGTGTCACGATACGTAGAGCCTTTGACGATGTGCATCAGATCCACGCCTGTATGTGTTGTGGTGTGTCCATGCGCGTGTCGTTGCGCAGATCGGCGTCCGGCCTCGGCCCGAAATAGCGGGTAAAGTCGGCCTCGGCCTGGGCTGCGCGCTTTGGATCGAACACTTCTTTGTCGGGGACTCCGTATCCGCGATACAGCGCCCATTGAACAAGATGCCGGTGATGGATTGCGGCAATCTCTGGGGTGTCAGCGGACAGGGCCATCTGAGCGGACGGCACGCGATACCCTTCGAGCAGCAGCGTCCCGTCCGCCGAGGGCGTTGGCACCAGGCGCAGATTCAGGGCGTCTTGCACCAGGTACAGCGGTTCGTCGCTTTCCATGTCTCGCCACCGCGCGACGTTTCGGTCCAACCATTCGCGCGTGACCAACAGCAGATCAGTGCGCTCGGTTGCGCCGTCCAGCAGAAAAGCGTGGTGGCTCAGTTCAACGAAATCTGGGTGCAGGGTGTAGTCGGCGGTGCCGGCTGTAACGTCGATCTCGCACATTGCCGGATCTGTTGTCTCTCGCAGCAATCGGCGGCGGATTGCGGCCTCCGTCTGAGCCTCGTTCAGCCATCGTGTGATGTCCGCATCTGAAAACAGATACGGCTGCGCATCGGCGTCATCCGCTGCTGAACGAAATTCTGCGATGAGATCCGCGAGCGTCACGTCAGCGAACCCCGAACTGCTCGACCAAGCTCACAACCTCCGCGCGCAGATTTGAAACTCTGCGCCGCTTGTCCAACTCGACCTCGTAGTTACGCGCGTAAGCTTCGAGCGCGTCCTTGTCCATCGAGTCGATCAAGTTCAGCATGTTGTTGCGTGCGGCCTCTTCGTCCTTGTCCTTTTGTTTGACCGATACGACGGCCGCCATGACCTCATCGTCACTGGCTTGCGCGCCCTGATCTTGAGCGCGCGCAAACTCGGCAAATCTGCACAGCACGCGAGCCGCGTCTTCGGGCACGCGCTTGGTGTCGCCCGGCATCCATGAGGTGCGAAGCGGGGTCTTGTCCTTGTAGGGCTTCCGCCCGGAGTACGTCACTCCGATCAGTTCCATGTTTCTGCTCCTGAAACGAGCCGGCCGGGTGTGTGTCCCCGGCCGGTGTCGTGGTTACGCCAGACCTTCGGCGATGCCGGTCACAACTACCTCGACCTTTGACGCCTTGACGTTTGCAGCGCCAGCAGTGGTGACGATCAGCCATGCGGGCTTTGGCAGAACGACCGTGGTGTTTGCCGTGACGTTACGCAGTCGGGCGGCGGAACTGAGCACAAGGGCTGCGCCAAAATAGTCGTCCTGCTGCGGCACTTCGGTGTCATCCACGCCGTCGGCGTACTGGAAGCCAACGTCGCCCGTCACGTCGGCAGTGAGCGCGGTATTGACGATCACGTGGCTGTCGATCAGGCGGAAACCAGCAGGCAGCAGCCCGATACGCACAACGTCGCCGATCTGAACGGCGGTTGCGGTGTCGGAGCCAATTACAGCGCCGGCCGCGTTGGTTTCGAGGATGTAGACAAACGAGGCGACGTTGCCATACGGCGTAGAGCCGAGGCGAACGCGGGCGTCGTTGTCACTCTTGGTAATGGTTCCCATGGTCAAATCTCCTTACTGGTTGGCGCCGATGATTTTCACGGCGGTGTCAATTGCCACAACGCCGTGGTCGGTGTAATGCGCGGAGCCGTTGCCCTGATCCACCAGCCAGCGGACCTTGCTGATACCCTGGATTGCGCCGATCAGCAGTTCCATTTTGTCGTCGTGGTCAAAGCTCTTCTCCTTCCAGAAGAACGGCATTCCGCCGTGACCTGACGCCGCGAACGCTTGAGCAATGGCCTGCCCGCCGAGCAAAATCGCGCGATCGACCGCATGCGTGGTGCTGAATGCAGCCGGCACGGTGCAGGCGGTCTCGGTTTCGCTGGTGTTGCTCGCGCAGTAGTAGATCGTGTCACCCGCGTAGAACCGGATGGGCCTGGGCATCTTCATGATCAGAACGCCATTCCACAGCCCGCACTCGCCCAGAAACAGCGGGTGGTTCTTGGCCTTGCTTGCCCGAGCAATCGCATTGGCTTGGAACTGGCGAAAATCCGGGTCAGCGGCGAAGCCGTGGTACTGCGCAGGCGACACCAGCAGCACCCGCAGCGGGCTATCCTCGGCCACTACGTCGCCGGGGATTTTGACTGCCGGGGGCGGCAGCGCGATCGACTCGATTACGGTGCGGATGCCATCGACGGTGCTCATGTCCAGCACGTCGGTGGTGGCAAGATCGACTTCCGCGCCTGTCTGCGAGAACGGCGCTATCCCGTTGGACGCATCGGCAATGTAGTGGCGGTTTTTAGTCGGGGCCTTCACCGTGTTGATCGCGATTTCCGCAAAATCTGCGTGCGTCGCGAGCGGAACGCGCCACTCTATTCCGTTATGAGAACCGCGCGCGCCTGCCATATGCACGAGCAACGACTGATCCAGGTAGCTGTCCATCAGCGATTGCGCGGCCGGGCGGCCCAGTTTGCGGTAGTCCAGCGGCGAGCGGATGCCGGTCATGGTGTCGCCGAGATCCACCGGGAGACGGGCTTGATTGACCCGCACGCGGCTGGTGTCGTAGCTTAGGCCGGTGCCCTTGCCTTCGGCTGTCTTGCTACCCATGATCGGGTAGGCGCCTACGGGTTGCAGGAATTGAAACTCAACCTCGTCGCCCTTGCCTCGACTAAGGTCCATCGTCTTGACGATGGGCATGTCGGTCGCGGTCTGCTTGCGCACCACTTCACCGGCTGCGGCTTCGCCCGTGGGCATCGGCCCGGACAGTCGTCCGAGGGTTGAATTGCGTTGCATGGACTGTGCGAACAGCCCAGCGGCAAGTACTCTCATTTTGTCGCCGGCGTTTGCCGAGACAGTAGTTTTCGTGGTCATGGTATGTGACTCCTGATCAGATTCGGTTCATGAGCGCATCGACCTGTTCCGGCGTCATCCCAGACATTCGCTCGATGAGCGCGTTCGGGTTGCCGGCCATGGCGAGCGTCTGCTGTATGTCGTCGGTCGGTGCTGCACCGGGGATTTCAGAAAGCGTTGCGGGCATCCGGCGCTTCGTCGCCTCCGGCGAGTGCGTCCGTATGCCTTGCGTGGTGCGACTGGCCTGGAATGCGTCGAGCACCTCAATGACTTCCTGCGTGGTGCCCTGCGTGAGCGCATGCGCTATCCCAGCGCGCGCGTATGCGGGAAGGGCTGCGCTCCACGCCTCGAATTCGGCGGACTCCGCCAGTTCGTAGGCGTCGGGATGCGCTTGCAGGATCGCGGACTCGTGCGCGGACTGTTGCGCAAGCGCGGCTTCCTGCTCGCTCTTTGCGGCTTGGTCCTTTGCCATCGACTCGCGGAACTCGGCGCGTAGCTGGTCCATCGACCGGCGCGTCAATTCGGCGACACCTTTTGCAATCGACTCTTCCGAAAAATCACCAAAGAGCGCTACATCCGCGCCCTGCATGACTGCATCGGTTGCAGCGGCCAGATTCGCGTCGGCCTCGGTCTGCGACTGCCCGGCATCCGCCCGGCTAACCGCCTCCGATTGCGCTGTCGCGATATTCTGCTGCTGCGTCGTCGAGAGCCCGTCCAGGTGCTGTTGCAACTGCGCAACCTGCGCGCGTAATGCGTCGCGCTCGGCGCGGGCATCGGCAAGTTTCTGGTACGGGATGGTGTAGGCACCGGATTTGCTCAGGATGGGCGCAACGGGTTCTGCGTCGTCCTGTGCGTCCGGCTGTGCGTCCGGTTGTGTGTCCGGCTGCGTGTCGGCCTGCGCGTCAGTCGTCCCGGCGTCCTGCTCGGGAGCCTCAGCGGCCACGAGTGCATCATCCTCGACGATGGTGCCGTTCATGACCCCATCAAGGATTTCAGCGGCTGTCATTGTCATGCTGCGCTTCTCCAAGCTCTGCGATAGTGCAAGTGCATCTTGGTAGAGTCGTGCGACCAATACCAACCCCTACAGGGGTAAACGAAAAAGCCCGCGCGCGGCGGGCTGTGTCGTACTGGCCTTGATGTGCCTGTGCTGTGTTTAACTGACTGGCAGGTTGTCGGCCACGTCGGCCGTCTCGATGCCCTGCATTGATGAAGCCCGGCTGGTTTCGTTAAATGTCTTCAGTTTTTGAGCCGCCTCTTGCTCTGTGTCGAAATAGCCAAGGTGCTTGTACTTTCCTTCTCTTGCAACTCTCACGCACCATTTGTTGCGTGACCTTTCAAAGCTAACTCCGCGGACCCCAGACGTTCCCCTTGTGTTTGGCCGTCTAGTTGGCTTTGGCGGTAGCGCTGCGGCGCTAAGGTTGGCCT